CAATGAAGCGGTTAGGTCAGTACGATAGTAATGTTGTAGGATTTGATTGTTTCTCGGTGAAGCGGGAATGGTGAACGACTGCGTATAGTCCGCAAACAAAGCCGATATGTCGGAGATGTTTTGCAGTTGCAATGTGATGGAAATTTGCTCATCGCTGAACAAGTCCAATTCTTCCGAGCCGATAAAGATGCCTACTTTGTTCATCGGATATTATTCAGTTTGTTGTAGGCAATATCAAACGACAAGGTGTAGTTGATGGTCTTGTCATTGACTTCTTTCTGATATGTTACGCCTCCGCGTTGTGGGTTGGCTGCAATCTTTGTTCCGTTGTCGTAGATGATTACGCGCTCGGATAATAGCAGTTGCCGAATGACCTCATCGTATGCTTCCTCTACCCATCCCGTGTTCAAGGTTAGGTTCTCGGTAGAGTTCACCAAGAACTGCTTGTATTGTGGTTTGGTTAGGTCAATAGCCGTTACCGCATCGGGAGAGATTTGAGGCATATACGCCTCGTTTGTGAATGCTCCGCTACGATTGCTCCGCTTGAAGAAAGTAATTGAGTCCATCACACCCTCCTTGTTGATGAAGGAAACTTGTACGGGAGTGTACTTGGGTTCGCAGATGATGTCCACATTGTAGGTATCGTAGATAACGCCTCCAAGAGCGAGAATAGCATCAGCAAGGCAAAGTTCTGATTCTATCACTCCCCCACCCGCAGCGACACGCTCAACAAACTCCTCAAACTCGTTTGCACCTACAATCTTAACCACATAGGAATCCGTTGGAGTAACACCTACAAAAGAAGTGACATTAGGCACTCCAAAGGGAATGTATACAATCTTACGGACTGATTCAAGACTTGTATATCCTCCCGTGATAAAGTCCTTGATTTCGTAGTAATAAGATACTCCGTTGATTTCATATTCTACTCCTACGACATTCGCAAGGTCATCGTAATAGATGGGAAGGGATTGATTGAAACTCTCATACACTTGGAAGGTTCTATCAGCCAACAATCGGCTCACTACGGAAGTGTTTGTTCTTACGGGCGTGGACGGGCCGCTTGTATACTCGTAGGTTGCTACATTGCTTGTCGCTTGTTCCGTGTAGTCATCATAACCATCCGTTACCAAGAAGTTGTGTGCATACACAAGAGTACCAGCCCCATAAACCGTTCCCCCCTCAAGCCAAGTTGCACCTACTTCGGCAACCTTACACCATACCGCCTCACCCGATGTTGATTGTGAGATAGTCGTAACGCTATCCTTTGAGAATGATGGCTCAAGTATCTCACGGATAAGGTCGGAGATTTCTATCACCACTTGGTTGTTGATTGCATTCTTGGTGATGGTGTAGTTTGAAGTTACTGGAGTAGCAGCCGAACTACCCGTATAGATATATAGGGTAACAGAAATTAGGGTGAGAATGTCTGCGGGGTCTTCCATCCCAAAGGATAAAAAGATAGGGCTTCTTGCAGAGCGTAAACCCGTAGGTAGGTAAGAGATAGGATTTGCTGCCATTTTAATTTCTTCGTGTAAATTCTTGTAGGTCTTCTTGGGTTAAGGCGAATGCTTGTACGATGTCGGGGGGCAGTTGCTTAAAGGCCAACCCAAAGGGACGGCTGAAGAACTGCGTTGTTGGTATACCCGTTTGGTAGATGGAACGGGTGATGAGGAATGCCGTTGATTCGTAACTCATAAACTGCCCCGTCTTTTTATCTCGGAATTGGAATCTTCTTGCCCTTACCCATTTGGGGATTGATTCGCTCAAGCCACCTTTGCCTCCTTTGCCCGAACCGAAGCGATACGGGCTTGTTGGGGCTTTGGTTGACGAGGACTTACCCTTGACACCCTTGTCTTGGAACTCCCCATATTCCGCCATCTTGAAAACCAAAGAGAACGAAGCACCCGTTTCGGAAACATTAAGGTCATAGGAAATAGAGTTGTACAATTCGCCCGTTACATTCTTGTTCTTTTTGGAAAGGTTGGAACGTGCTTGTTGTACGACATATTTGCCGAACTTATTGAGGACTGCTTCTATGTTCTCTTTGCGAGGCATCAGCAAGTATAGATTTCCGTATTAGGGAGAATGACATCAAACGTTGCAGTCCAACCCGCCAATAGGTTCTCAAAGCGTTCGGAGAACGGAAGGCAAGTGGGTGTACCCGATAGTTGGTACAAGTCCGTGTAGAGCGTTCCCGTACTCAATTTCATAATCAAATAGTTGAGGACGGCAAGTTGGGTATTCAGAATGTCTTGTTCGTTGCTCGTTCCGTAGAAGGGTTCTTGTTGGTTGCGAGGGTCCTCCTTCGTTTCGTCAACAATATCCATACACATAACTGAAATGTTGATGGTCATCGTTTGCCCTTCAATGGTTGCTTGGTTTACCATTATGTGGGAAAGCGGGAAGATGGTCTGCTTGTTCAAGTCCACATCAAAGATGTTACCGAAGGTTACGGCGTTGACTTGGCTATGGGCCTCAAGCGTATCCTTGATGGTCTTGGTAAGATTATAGAACTGCCTCATTTCAGTTTGCTTTTGAGTATTCGGTTTTCAGTTTCGGCTTTTTGTTTTTCATAGGTAAGGAAGGTAAGGCATTGGTGAACGGGTAACCCTCCAACTTCATCAAATCGTCTAACATCTCCTTGAGCAAGGGAATAGAAGGTATTGTACCAACCCCATCGTTTTCCGAATTGAGATTGTGCGGAGTACTCGTCTTCGGAATTGCCTCCTCCAAAGAGGTCAGTATACTGCTCAATAATTCGTTTCCTAAAGTCCAAAAAAAAAGAACTGACCCCATTACCACATTCATCGGGGCTTGTTTCATCTCCTCGCAGTATTTGTTGGCCGATTCATATTTCTCAATGTTGTAACGCTTCCCTGCCTTTTGCGTAACGGGCCGATATAGCACCGCCATTGTTTTGTGCAGTTCTTGGATGTCGCTCATATAGGAATCAAGGTCTACGAACTCGCCGTAGGTGATTTCTTCCAAGTTTGGGATGAATCCGTATTCTTGGCCGTCAAGGACGAAACGCGGTGTGAGTGAAGGCTTCTCCTTCATCATTGCGTTGAGGTGTTTAGAAACGCCCGAAATGTCCTTAAAACGAATGTTGGGCAGTTGCTCCATTGGAACATTGCAGAATATCTCCAAATGCTTTCTTGGTTAAGAACTCATCGTCCCCTTGCAAACGAGCAAAGCGTTGATACTGCTCAAGCGTAATTTCCGAGAGCGAAGTTGGTACAATGACTTTTAGTTCCATCGCTTAAATAACCTTTAAATTCTACCTTATTGCATACCTTCCGTAATTGGGTCGGCTCAATCGGTTAAAGGTAGCATATCTCGTTGCATCAATGGCGTGATTGAAGGCATCAATAGGTTGATTCAGCAAGTTGCCGTTCTTATCTTCCTTCCACTTGTAGTTTTGAAACTCCTTGATGATGTTCTTGCTTTCTTTGGTTACAAACAACCGATGACGCTTCAAGATGTCAATACCCGCCATTACGGAATCCGAACCTTTGGCCGTTGGCTTCACATTCCAACCCATCCGATGCAGTTCCTCAATGCTCTTGGGTTCGGCACTATCTGCCCATATCTCATCGTAGCGGGTGAGGCCAAGTTGGGATAGTTTGTCGCTGATGTCGGCATTGGTGAGGTTGGTATGGTAGAGTAGTTCTTGGATATACAAATCATCGCCATCCTTGAACACTTTGACAATAGCCGTAGGGTCGTTGGTGAAACCAAAGTCCATCCCAACGGAAACAAGTTGACCCTTTGGTTCTTCGGCAATACCAAACTGAAAGATGGTCGCTCGGCTTGAGCCGCGTTCCCCCAAACCATAGATGCGCCAATAGTCCTCGTCCGTATCCTTGAGCATCTCAATCTCTCGTTTGATGCTATCGTCAAGGAACGGGTTATCCAAGTAGGTCGTTTGGTAGAACTCGCAGTCCTCACGAGGAATGACCCTATCGTATATCCAATGGAAAGTATCGGAGGGGTTGTAGTCCAAGATTATCTTACCATCTGTTCGGAAGATAAGTTGTTGCCAATCTTCAAAGAATAGTTCGTTGGCCTCGTTAATGTAAAGGAGGTTGCGTTTACGACCACGAATCTTCTGCGGTTGGTCAAGCGAGATGAACTCCACCAAATTCCCATTGAGGTAATACTCGTTACTTGATTTGTTGTGGAACTCCTCGCGGTATTGTTGGTGTGTTCGGAGGATGTCAAAGAAGTCCCTCATCACCGAAGCCCGAAGCGAAGGGAACGACTTACGGCAAATGGTGATGACCTTGCCTTTGTTCTTTATGCTATAACTGAAAATAAGCCATAGGAGGATGTTATAGGTCTTGCCCGAACGTGTCCCTCCCTGCTCAACCGTTATGCGCTTAGAGGAGTTTAAAAGGTGATGGTAGACCTTATTCGTGTAAACCTTCGGCACCGAGAATCTCTACTTGGAACAAATTGTCCCCCGTGTTGTGGACTTCTTGTCGTTCAACATAACCGCGACCCTTACCCTTTGTCTTGAGATAGAAGATAGTAGCCGCCGTGCTTCCCTTTTTGATTTGTGAGTGCAGTTGTGTTTCGGCAAAGTCAATAGCAATATCGGAGATGGAGTCCACGCTATTGCGGTAGTCCTCATCCTCCTTGTACCATTCATAGTGTGTTTGTCGTGCAATACCAACGGCCTTGCAAGCCGAAGTAACAACGCCCAATGATTTCTCAAGGGCTTCAAGCATTGCCGCTTTATGTATGTCAGTTTTTGTCATTCTTCTTCAAAGTTGTAAAGAACTCTTTGTCGGACGATGCCTTCAATTCTTCCTTTCGTTTTTTGAGCGTTTCCAAGTGTTCGGGGTCAAGGCGTTTCTTCTCCCGTTCGGTTTTCACTTTGCGGATTCGGCTAATCTCCTCGCCCAATGGTTCGCACTTCCACATTTGCTCCAACGAGTAATACACCACCGAATAGCGGTAGGCGTGTTCGTTCTCATACTCAATGGTGCTTACTCCGTGAAGGATGTCTTGGCCATTGAAGATGGTGAGGGTATTGTCTTCCACTTCAAGTACAATATCCAATTCGGGAATGACGAGGTGTCCTCCCTCTACATCTCTTTTGAATACCACCATATTGGATAGCACTCCTTTGAAGTTTCCTGCATCGTAGTGGTACTTCAGTTGGTTGTTCTTGTTGACGATACCGCTTGTGAACGGTGAACCGCCAATAGTCCAATCTTGCATCACCCTTTCTTCTACAAGTTTTGAGTGGTACTCGTACTGTTGGGGGAAGTATTCTTTGTAGTATCCCACTAACTCTTTAGCAAAGTCCGTGATGATGTGGTGTTGTTTCTTTTGGTTTACTGCCATTGCCGTAACCGTGCAATAGTCGTGGCGCATTGCGATGCGAGGGGAAAAGCCAAAGATAGCGGAGATGGACTTCAACCCCCGTGAGCGTTTCCCTTCGGCGTACTTGATGTTCTTTACCGCCCAACGCAAAGCGGAGGTGTCGGTTTCAAGTTTCTTGTAGAGGATTGTCGGTTGATTGTCTACATAGATAATGCAGTCCTCCTTAATCATTCGGCTTACATCCGAACGGAGGGCTGAACGCTTTTTGAATTTGTCCTTGTCAAAGGGGACCCTCTCAAGGTCAATGCGTATCATCGGAATCTTAAATGAGCATTTTTGGGCAATCCCTTTTTATCGGCAAAGTATAGAATGTCGGGATATTTGTTTACTAAATAGGCGCAATCTTTTAACTTTTGCTGCATCCTTTGATTCAGTGTCCCATATCCACCACTTGTATATCTTGCAAATTCGGGAACGACCCAATTATTTACCCATATTGGTTGCCCCGCTGCAAGGTGGGCTGCTGTAATGTCGTGGTCATCTATTGTTTGAACATTCTCGTCAAACCTTATATCCGTATTGCGCATTGCAAACCAACGACCATCAACAAGCCCTTTCTTCTTGTGTTTGTTTTTTAGATAAAAGGGATTTCCGTTTGAAGCGAACCCTGCAATGTTTGCGCCAATCTTTTCAGCATCCGCAATCAACTCTAATGTTTTGTCGTATAACTTTTTTGTTGATATTACATTCTTGGTAATCATTTGCTCAAAGGCGGGGACTTCTTCTGCTTTCGTTTTATCCGAATAGGCATCCGATACCGCAGTTGTGTATATATAGTCATCCGAGCAAAAGATAACCCATTCTCCTTTTGGTATGGAATCCAATACTTTGTTTCTTTGGCCCGACAACCCCTTTTGGTAGTCGGTTACAAAAGATTCACCACGAATTATTTCTTGATTAAATTTTTGTCTTTGTTCTTCGGAATGGAAAACAATCGTATGTTCTACATTTGAATGAAACAATGCAAGGCTTGTGGTTGCCTCGTTGTATCTATTATAGTAGAAGGTGTATATTTTAGGATTCATACTTCTCAAGTAAGGAGATTATTACGTCTGTATTGCTTTCCAATTCTTCGGCTTGGGCAATGGCCTCAAGTTTCCCCAATACATACTCGTATTGTTGGTTGTCAAAGTAGAGGGTGATTTGCTTGACCTTTGAATTGATGTAGGTATCAAGTTGTTGGTCAAGGATGTCCTTGTCAAACTCGGGTTCTTTGTCATCGTCAAAGTATGAAGCGGGAATGTCCAAGCCCCATTGGTCAAGGTCTTGAATGTCCCACTCGTTGGCCAACAAATCCCAATCCCATTCTCCGAAGGAGGAATTGTCCTTGATGACGAACTCTTTCTTTTGTTGTTCGGTGAGGTTTGCTGCTTTGATGATGGGAACTTCCACCAATCCCGCCTCACGGCAAGCACGAAGGCGCATATTCCCGCCAAGCACGACCATCTCCTCGTCTACGACAATGGGTCGCATATTGAGCATTTCGGGAAACTCCCGAATGGACTGAACAA